GTCACGCATAGATGAAGTGTTGCCGTGGCTAAAAGAAATCGGTCAAGAGCTGTTGCCGTGGCAAGAACACGTTTTACGCGACATGTTAAGCGTTGACAAAAACGGCAAGTTTATTCGCAAGACAAATCTGCTGTTAATTGCACGCCAGAACGGTAAAACCCATTTAGCACGTATTCGCATATTGGCGGGCTTGTTCTTATTTGGTGAAATGAGTATTATCGCAATGTCGTCCAACCGCGCTATGGCTCTTGATACCTTCCGCAAGGTCTGTGACGTAGTGGAGACGACACCTCAACTAAAAGCACAACTAAAGCAAATCCGCGTGGCCAATGGCCAGGAATCGTTAGAGCTTTTATCGGGAGCTCGATACGAGATAGTTGCGGCCACTAGAGATGGAAGCCGTGGTAAAACCGCGGATTTGTTGTTTTGTGATGAACTACGAGAAGTAAGCCAGGAAGCCTGGACTGCGGCGCAACCAATCACAAGAGCGCGTCCAAATAGTCAGATATTACTGACCAGTAACGCCGGAGATGCGTTTAGCACAGTTTTAAATGTTTTGGTCGAGAAGGCTAAAAGTTACCCGCCAAAGTCGCTTGGTTATTGGGAGTATTCTGCGCCAGACTTTACTGACATCTGGGATAAAAAAGGTTGGTATCAGGCAAATCCAGCTTTAGGCTATTTGATAGATGAAGACACCATTGCAGAAGCTATTACTACATCAAGTGTCGAAAGTTGCCGTACGGAAATACTTTGTCAATGGGTCAGCGCGCTGCGCAGTCCGTTCCCATATCGCGCATTTGAGGATTTGACGGTACAAGACCTACAGATTGTGCCAGGAGCTCCTACAATCTTTGGAATTGACATTGCGGTCACAAAACGCCATGCCAGTTTGGTCGCAGCACAAAAACGCGAAGACGGAACTATTGCAGCTGGTGTAATTGCTACTTTCCATAGCGATACGCAGGTAGATGAGCTAAAGATTGCCATAGAAGCTAATGAGTGGGCTAGAAAATACCGTCCGAGACTTATCTGCTACGACAAATACACATCTATGACTGTGGCGCAGCGTCTAGCGTTGAGCGGTCACAAAATCGAAGACATGTCAGGTCAAATCTTCTACCAGGCCTGTTCTGACCTGTTAGATGCGATAGTAAACCGCCGTCTCATACACAATGGCCAGGAATCGCTGGTAAATTCCATAAACAGTTGCGCGGCTAAAGAGACAGATGCCGGCTGGCGTATCGTAAGACGTAAATCTGCCGGTGACGTTTCTGCCGCAATTGCTTTAGCTATGTGTGTTCATCAAATGAATAAGCCGCAGGTGAAACCAACAATTATTGCTGTCTAAATTGTCCGTTTTGCCCGCTTTGTGTGGTATCCTATCCAGCAATGGGTATTTTTGACAGATTCCGTCCTCAGAAAATCGAAGCGCAGAATGCGCCACAGATTATGTCTGAGAATTGGCAAATTGCGCCACTAACTGTAGGTAATGTTTCTAGAAGTGACGCAATGAGCGTACCTTCAATTGCAAGAGCAGCTTCTTTAATTAAAGGAATTGTTGCCAGCACACCATTAGAGTTATATCGCGAGTCAACTGGCGAAGAACTAACACCGCCAGCTTGGGTTAAACAACCATCACCTTCTCAGCCACGTTCTGTAACAATCGCGTGGACTGTAGACAGTTTGATTTTCTACGGTCAAGCATTTTGGCAGGTAACTAGCGTCAGCGAGTTGGATGGCAGACCTCTCAGCTTCGAGTGGGTTCCAAATAGTCGCGTTACATTCAATACAGATTTGTATACCGAATTTATTACTCAATATTATGTTAACGGAAACCCTGTACCAATGTCAGGACTTGGTTCTCTCGTTACTTTCCAATCTCTAGGTGATGAAGGTGTACTTGTACGCGGTGGACGCACTATACGCGCAGCTGTTGACTTAGAAAAGGCAACTTCAATGGCAGTTAGTACGCCAATGCCAACAGGTGTGATTAAAAACACAGGCGCGGATATTTCCGAAGCCGAAGCATTAGCAATTCTTAATGCGTTTGAAAAATCACGCAAGAATCGTTCAACGGCATATATGACTTCAACTCTTGATTACAATGTCACACAATTCTCACCCAAAGACATGACATATACGGAAAGCGCACAGTTTATGTCAACACAGATTGCGCGCATGATGAATGTTCCAGCCTGGTATTTGTCAGCTGAAATGAATAACAGCATGACGTACGCAAATGTCATTGACGAAAGAAAACAGTTTGTTGACCTATCTTTGCGCCCATATTACGCGGCGATTGAGGACAGGCTTAGTCTTGATGATATAACCCCGCGTGGAAATATTATCCGATTCTGCATAGACGACACATTTTTGCGTTCAGATGCATTAACACGTTTAACCGTAATTGAAAAAATGATTTCTCTTGGCCTAATCACCACAGAACAGGCTATGGAGATGGAAGACCTAACACCGAATGGAAATACAAATGAAACTGACATTCTCTAGCGAAATTACTGCTGCTGATGAAGCACGCAGAACAATCAGCGGCAAGATTGCACCTATTGGTGAGGTCGGACATACATCCGCTGGCAAAGTTATTTTTGAGCGTGGTTCAATTCAAGTTGATGACCCAAAGAAGGTTTTGTTCCTTGAAGAACACAACGACAAAGTGAGATTAGGACGCGCTCAATCTATTGAAGCCACAGAAGACGGCTGGTATGGCACATTTAAGTTAAGTGCTAGCACAAAAGCGACAGATGCACTAATTGAAGCCAGCGAAGGATTAAAAACTGGTATGTCTGTGGGTGTAGAAGTAATTGACTCACGACCAACAAACGGCGTTATTCATGTTCTAGCTGCAAAGCTAGTTGAAGTTTCTCTTGTTTCAAATCCGGCTTTTAAGTCGGCTGAAATCAAAGAGGTAGCTGCTTCCGAAACGGAAGAAGTTAAAGAAGAAGAAACCAAACCAACAGAAAGCGAGGCTGTCGTGGAGAATACTCCAGACACCGTAGCCGTAGCACCTGAGGTTGAAGCCCCTGCGGTAGAAGCCTCAGCACCTAAGGTTACAGCTGCACAACCACGTGTTTACACACAACCACGTGTTGCACCAATGACCGGCGCACAATATCTAGAAGCTAACATTAAGGCAGCTCTAGGTGATGACAACGCACGCCAGATGGTACGCGCAGCAGATGATTCAACAAGCAATAACACAGGTCTGACACTTCCTCAGCACCTAAACACATTTATCACCGACACCTTCACAGGTCGTCCATCATTTGAAGCCGTTACACGTAACGCGCTTATTGCAGAAGGAATGTCATTTACCGTTCCACGTCTGTACACAAATGCTGGTACACCAAATGCTGCACCAACAGTTGCAGATACAAATGAAGGTTCAGCACCATCTGAGACTGGAATGACCTCAGCTTATGACACAGTTACAGTTGAAAAGTTCAGCGGCCTCAACAGAGTGAGCTTTGAGCTCATTGACAGAAGCTCGCCGTCCTTTATGGAACTTTTGATGGTTGAGTTGCGCAAAGCGTATGAGAAGGCAACTGACAATGCGCTAATCGCTGCGTTTACTGCAAATGGAACCGCTGCAACAGGTGTAGCTGCAACAGCAGCCGGATTACAGAGCTTCATTTCAACAGAATCAGCAGCAGCATATAAGGGAACCGGCGGCGACTTCGCCAATAAGCTCGTTGCGTCAACTGACCAATGGGCAGCCATCATGTCATACGTAGATGGTTCACAGCGTCCTCTTTATGCAGTTGCATCACCACAATTCAATGCATCAGGTCAGGCCACACCAACCGCAGTACGCGGAAACGTTCTAGGCACCGACCTAATCGTTGACCACAACATTTCTGTTTCTGGAATTGTTGACGAGTCAGCGTTCTTAGTTGCACCTGGTTCTGTTTATGTTTGGGAATCCCCAACAACAAACCTACGCGTGAATGTACTTACAAGCGGTGAAATCGAAATTAACCTCTACGGTTACTTGGCAATTTATGTTGGCAAGAGCGGTAAAGGTGTACGCCGTTTCAATCTTAGCTAGTAAGTAATCAAGTTGCCCCGCCAGTTCAGCCCTGACTGGCGGGGTTAACATAGAAAGGAAATCATGCCAGCCACATACGTAACAGAAGCGGAATTACGCTCTGCTCTTGGTATTGGAAATCTCTACAGCTCTGCTGTTGTAGAAGATGCGTGTCAGGCTGCTGAAAACATTGTCAAGGCTAAATTAAATTTCAATCGTCAAGCTATTATTGCGCATAGCAATGAAGCATCAACCGGAACTATTTATTTTCAATATGAGCACCCATTTTATGTTGGTCAAACAATAAACATTGAAAATGCCGGTTCTAAATTCAATGGCAACAAAACCATAACCGAAGTTGGCGAATACTCAGTAACTTTCGCCATTACCGGTAATAACAATACGCCAACAGTTAAACATGAAATCGTGCCATACGGTTACGCATACGGCGATACATACGTAGATTATTCTTTATTAGATGAAGTGCGTGAAGCCTCTCTAATGATTGCGGTAGATATTTGGCAAGCTCGTCAAACCTCAAATGCAGGTGGTATTTCTCCAGATTTCCAGCCTTCGCCCTACCGCATGGGAAATACTTTGATGGCAAGAGTGCGCGGGCTACTAGCTGACCATCTAGCTCCGGGCGGTCAAGTAGGGTGAGCGCAATAACCACCCTGCGGGGAACAATCGCGGCTGCGCTAGCTGACAATGCGACTTGGCAGGTCTTTAGTTTTCCCCCTGCAAGCCCATTGGCCAACAGCATAGTGATACAGCCAGCCGACCCCTACATAACTCCGTCTAACGACCATTACAAAACTGTAAAGCCTATGGTCAACTTCAAACTCATTGTGCTTGCACCAATGTTTGATAATCAAGGCAACCTAACAAACATAGAAGATTTTTATTTAAACATAGTTAATAAGCTGGAAGCATCATCCATTGCTTACACAATTGGAACTTTCAGCGCACCGGCAGTCTTGACCGGAACGGTGGGCGACCTTCTTTCTGGTGAAGTACAAATCAGCGTTCTATCCGATTGGAGCTAACAATGGCTGAGAATGATAAAGAGCGCGAGCGTTTTCTGGTCAAAATCGGTCAGACAAAGCCCGCGGAAGAAAAAGCAAAACCTATAGCAAAGAAAGATGAGGAATAGTCCAAATGGCTGTTTTCTTGAATAACAAAGTAGGTTTGAAAATCAACAACGTTGATTTGTCAGACCACGTAACTTCTATCACCCTTAACCAGGCTTTTGATGAGCTTGAAGTTACTGCTATGGGTGATACCGCACACAAGTTTGTAAAAGGTCTAGAGTCAGCATCTATCACCGTTTCATTCTTGAATGACCAGGCTGCCGGAGAAGTTCTTGCAACTCTCAATGCAGCATACGGAACAACCGTAGCTTGGAAGGCAATTAACGATTCCAGCACAGCAGTTGGCGCAGCCAATTTGCTTTACAGCGGTGACCTATTGGTAAACAACCTAACCCCAATTAACGGCGGTGTTGGTGATTTGTCAACTATGGACATCACATTTACGGTAAACTCCGGCGTAACCGCTGCATCCACCGGCACGTTCTAATTTAGAAAAGGGGCAACATGGCAAGGATGAAGATTGTTAGGGCAGATGGAACGGAGTCAACGCACGAGCTGACTCCAGCCATTGAATATGCTTTTGAGCAATACGCAAAGAAAGGTTTTTATAAAGCCTTTCGCGAAGACCAAAAGCAATCGGACATCTATTGGCTTGCCTGGGAGTGCTTGCGCAGGGCTGGCGCACCAGATGTAAAACCGTTTGGAGATGCGTTTCTCGAAACCTTGAAGGCTGTCGAGGTTTTGGATGACGACCCAAATGGCTAACGCGCGACACCTGGACGTATCGAATAGCTGAGCTATCGGTGCATCTGGGTATCGCGCCTAGCGAATTTATTAACATGGATAAATCGCTACTAGCGGCTATCTATGAAGTATTAAGAAAGCAGGCGGAAGACCAAAAAAATGCCACTCGTGGTCGAAGGAATCCCAGAGCTTAAGAGAGCTCTTAAAAAGTTTGCGCCTGAGTTGCGCAAAGAGATGGATGACGAGATTCGTGCTGCTCTCAAAGTTGTAGTTGCAGAAGCACGAGCAAAAGTTCCCTCTGTTGCTCCTGGCAATCTTTACAACTGGAATGAAACAGAACGCGAGCCAATAAGCCGCACAGGAAAATTTAGAGCTTTCCCTAAGTATGACGCGACTTTGATACGCCAAGGAATGACCTATTCAATTGGTCAACAGAAGCGTAATCGCCAAGGCTTCGCTGGTATGTTTTCATTGTTTAACAAAGATGCAGCAGGTTCTATTGTCGAGTTGGCTGGTCGTGTGCATCCAATGGGTCGCAGACAGAAAGCCGCAAGAGAATTTGGTGGCAGCTCAAAAGACATTGGACAAAGCAATAACCCTGATGCTGGTCGTATATTCGTAAACGCAATGAACGATTTACCATTTAAGCAGTATGACAAATTCCAGCGTAATCGCGGGCGTTTACTTTACGCCGCTTATGCTGAAAATCAGGGCAGAGCGTTAGATGCCGTATTCAAAGCCATAGATAAGGCTGCGAAGGCACTTAATACACGCGGAATAGCGAAGGCGGCATAATGGCACAAATTCGTATTGACATTGCTTCTGAGTTCAAAGAAAAAGGATTTAAGCAAGCCGACAAAGCAAGCACAATGCTTGATAAAAAATTTAAGGCATTGGCTAAAACATTTATTGCAGTATTTAGCGTACGACAAATAGTTAATTTCAGTCGGGCTTCTGTCAATGCGTTTGCGGCAGCTGAAAAAGAAGCGGCTTTACTTCGTTCCCAGTTAACAGGTATTAACTTAGAATTTGCATCAGATTATATAGATGAATACATTGACAAATTAGAACTTATGACCGGGCGCACCGGAGATGAGTTAGTTCCAGCGTTTAATACCTTATCTCAAGCAACACAGGATATTACTAAAGCACAAGAATTATTGAATCTGGCTTTAGACGTTTCAGCTGGCACAGGTAAAAATCTTACAACCGTGGCGGGTGCTTTACAGCGCGCATACAAGGGTGAAACCACGGCTATTGCCAAATTGCGACTTGGTTTGACCACGGCAGAACTTAAAGGGAAGAAATTTGCTTTTGTTGTTGAAGAATTAGAAAAAAGATTTGGCGGTGCTTCACAACGTAATGCTGCAACATTTGCTTCATCTATTGACCGCATTAAAAGGTCAGCGGAGCAAGCTCAAGAGGCTTTTGGTGAAGGATTTGTCACAGGTTTAGAAAAATCTGGAAAGAGCGTAGAAGATTTACAAGAAGATATTATAGATTTAGGTGAAGCGGCTGGTGAAGCTGCGGCTGCATTTACAACGCTGACGATTAACATGACCAATGACATTTCTAAATTCTTAAATAGCAGCGGTTACTTAAAGTTTAGAGATTTCGTAGACTTCTTATTCCGTCAAGCCAATTTTGTTATTACAGGCGAAATGCTTGTTCCTAAAACGTCTACAAACGCAGCAGCGCAACGCAGGGCGGCAGAAGAAAGAAACCGTGCTGAATTACGTCAACGCAATGAGATTCTGAAGCAAGAGAAGAAAAACGCAGAAATGCGTAAAAAGATACAAACCGAAGAAGAAAAGCGCCGCAAATTGGAATTAGCGCGTAAGCGTGCTCAAACCATATTTGATATTGAAAACATCCAGATTGTTGCCGCTTTACAAGGAAAGATTGACGGAGAACAACGCACACGCTTAGTTACCTTGCTTGCGTTAAACACAGAAAACTACACCGCTGCTGAGAAGCTAGCAGATATTGTCACACGTCTAAACGCTCCAGCGCTAGCTAACCTAGGCGTATTCATTCAGTCTGGCGACACCATAGATGATGTCATAAAGAAGTTAATTACCAGCCAAGCCAAGCTAGCTGGCTTACAGCTTATGGCTGAGGATTTCCCCGAGTTAGAAAATCCATTTGAAGAATGGAATATGACTTTAGATGAAATCTTGGCGAAGCTAATGGCTATGATGGAAATGCTGATGGGTGGAACTAGCAAAAAGAAAATCCCATCTATCGAGCGACCAATCCAGCCATTGACAGGTCCAGGCTCAGGAGCTTCATCAAATGAGTGGATGCGCATGATGGACCAATTGGCTAAGGTCGGAGCGCCGTATGTGAATCCAACTACCGGTCAATTTACAGATTTTGTTTCCAAAGAAAATGCTGCTGCGGCTGCAATGAACGTAACAGTGAACGTCTCAGGCAATGTTACTTCAGAGCGCGACTTGGTAACTTACATAACTCAATCGCTTTACTCACAGCAAAAGTCTGGTCAACAAGTCGTCTTTAATAGTACGAGCATATGACAGCACCAGTAATCGGCGCGATAGTTGACTTCACGCCTGGCATTAGCATTTTGGTTAATCCGTTTACGCTGGATGACCCTTACTACGGTGTGCTTGGTTTTGGTCAGCTTGCTACCTCAGGCACCAACTATGTGGACATTTCCAGCCTAATCAAAGAAGCTCATATCCGTAGGGGCAGAAGCCGTTTGCTATCTAAGTTTGAAGCTGGGACGGCGACCCTTGACATATATGACCAGAATGGCGATTGGAACCCTAACAACCCTGCCAGCCCTTATTATGGCGATTTGATTCCGCTTCGTAAGATTCAGATTTATGCAGATTACAATGGAACCAGGTATTACCTGTTCACCGGATTCATCACAAACTACATCACAAACTTCCAGATAGGCGTAGAAGATGTGAGCCGCGTCACATTCCAGTGCGTAGATGCTTTCCGTTTGTTTGCTGGTGCTGGTATTACGACTGTTACTGGCGCACCGGCTGGTCAGCTCTCAGGCGCTCGCGTAGATGCCATCCTAGATGAGATTGCTTATCCATCAGGCTTGAGAGATATAGATGCTGGAGATACAACCTTACAAGCCGACCCAGGTACCTCTAGAAACGCCTTAGAAGCCCTTAGGACGGTCGAAGACAGCGAACTAGGGGGATTCTATGTGGATGCCGAAGGAAGGGCTACATTCCTCTCTAGAAGCGTTATTACGGCATCTCTTGGCAACATAGCCTATACGTTCGCAGATAATGGCACCGGCATAGCTTTCCAGGCTGCCACAGTCAATTACGATGCCGATATTTTGCTTAATGATGTGACCGTCACAAGGTCAGGTGGAACAGCTCAAAACGCTTTCAACCAGTCATCCATAGACACCTACTTCATCCATTCGGGTAACCGCAGCGATGTGCTCATGGAGACAGACTCGGTTGCCCTATCTATGGCTCAAATGATTCTGTCCACCAGGTCAGATGTAGAGCTGCGCATAGATTCCATCCAGTTAAACCTTGAGGATGGCACGGATACAGCGCGCTGCGTAGCAGGGCTGAACGTTGAATTGCTTGATGCTGTCAGCGTTACCAAGGTGATGCCTGGCTCTACCACGGTGACTCAAAACCTACTAGTCCAGGGCATTAACCATGATTTCACAAACAAGGCAATAACAACCACAGTATTTACAGGTGAGAGCCTGGTTGCCGGCTTCCTGTTAAACAGCACTACACAAGGTATACTAGGCACAAACGCCCTGAGCTATTAGGAGAAACAATGAGTTACCCATACGCCACCGGTGATGTTCTTACCGCCAATGATATGAATGGCTTGGTCGCGTTCGCTATTAACGCCCAGACCGGCACAAGCTATACAGCAGTTCTCAATGACCAATATTCCAAGCTAATCACCATGGACAATGCTGCCGCTAATGACTTTTTGATTCCAACGGATGCTTCCGTGGCATTTCCTGTTGGAACTGTTCTAAACGTTTACATGAAGGGTGCAGGAGTTACAACCATCAAGGCTGTTACATCTGGTACAACCACGGTCGTATCTGCTGGAGCTTCTGCTGCCGCACCTGTACTAGCAAGATACAAAACCGCAGCTTGCATTAAGTTAGCTGCTAACTCTTGGGTTGTAGTCGGCGGAATTGCGTGACATTACAAAACTTTACTTTAGGCACATTTGCGCAGGGTGCTGCCGGTGGTGGCGCTGCATTTGAGTCTATTGCTACTGTAACTGTTGGTTCAGGCGGAGCATCTTCTGTGACTTTTAGTTCTATACCAAGCACATATCAGCATTTACAAATACGAGGTATAGCAAGAAACGCTACATCTAATTCATTTTTCTATATGAGAATTAACTCGGATACGGGTTCTAACTACGCTTATCACAGGTTGACCGGTAGCGGTTCTGCTGCTTCGGCTAGTGGTACAGCAAGTGATACTGGGTTATTCCAATTTGGAAGATTGCCTAACGCTGCTGATGTTGTTGGTGCAGCAATATATGATATTTTAGATTACAAAAGTACAAGCAAATATAAAACTGTAAGAGGGTTTCAAGGTTACGAAGATAACTCTGGTGGAAGTATAAATTTGGTTTCTGGTTTATGGCAGAGTACTTCTGCTATAACAACAATAGAACTCACACCAAATGTTGGAATTACTTTTGCTCAATATACTCAGTTTGCCCTATACGGCATAAAGGGGGCATAATGCCAGCGACATACGAACCGATTGCAACTCAAACTTTGGGTAGCGCAGCAAGTGCTGTTACTTTTTCTGGCATCCCTTCTACGTATACTGATTTAGTATTAGTAACTAGCATTTTTGACGCTAATACTTTTTGTATGTTGAGAGTAAACAATGACAGTGCTAGCAACTATTCTTACACATATGTACAAGGAAATGGCTCAACGGCTTCTTCAGGTAGAGGCTCTAATCAAACTGAAACTTATCTTTATTCAACTGCTACGACTTCTAGAAACGTTACAATATTGAATTTTCAAAACTATGCCAATACAACAACAAACAAAACTTGGATACAAAGAGATAGTAGCGCAAGTTCCACATTTGCTTATGTAAATCTTTGGCGTTCAACGTCTGCTATAAATAGAATAGACATCATTTCAGCAAGCGCGACAAACAGTATATTATCAGGCTCAACCTTCACCTTGTATGGAATAAAGGCGGCATAATGGCAAATACATATATCGCAATAGCCACCACTACCGTAGGGTCTGGTGGGGCTGCTAATATAGAATTTACTTCCATTCCGCAGACCTATACTGATTTAGTATTGAAAGTATCAGCAAGAATGGACCGTGCAGTTACTAGGCAAAGTTTGAACGTTTGGTTTAATAGTTCTACAGGCTCTTGGTCTGGTAGACGTCTTGCTGGGTATGACTCAAACTCAACACTCAGCGATACTTCTTCAACTACTTATTATCAAATACCTCAAGGTGTTGGCACTACAGCCACAGCATCAACCTTTAGCAACTCTGAGTATTACATACCAAACTATACCTCTTCTAACAATAAGTCTATATCTTCAGATAGCGTTACTGAGAACAACTCTACAACTGCTTGGATAGTAGATTTAGGTGCTGGTCTTTGGTCAAATACAGCAGCCATTACAAATATAAAGATTGACGGTAATGGTTATAATTTCCTTCAATACTCAACCGCAACGCTTTACGGAATCAAGAAAGACTAAGGAGAAACAATGCCAACCAAAATCGTAGTTGACTGCTCAACTGGTGAGTCTACAGAAGTAGAACTAACAGCAGAAGAGATAGCAGAACTAGAAGCAGCAGCAGCCAAGGCTGAAGCTGACCGTCTAGCAGCTGAAGAAGCGGCAGCGGAGAAGGCAGAAGCTCGCGCTGCTATCTTGGCAAGACTTGGACTGACAGAAGAAGAAGCTGCGGTTTTACTGAGCTAATGAAATGGCAATTATGTGCAGCAGGGCTTACCTTAAGAGACCAGGTAAACCGTGCGTTCCCCGATAGAGATAGACGTTCGGATGGGGCAGTCGGTGACACGTCTCATTCAGCTCGTAAGTCCGACCACAATCCTGATGCTAAAGGCTGGGTACGCGCCATTGACGTTGATGCCAATCTTAGTAACGACCCCAAAGCCAGTTATGTATTTGCGAATCAGCTTCGACTACTTGCCAGACGTGATAGAAGACTTAGCTATCTCATATATTCTGGACGAATTGCAAGCCGAAAAACATTATGGAGATGGCGACCCTACAAGGGCGTAAATCCACATATAAGTCACATCCATATTTCATTCACAAAGAAAGGTGATAAAGATGGCAGACCGTTCAACATCCCTATCCTCGAAGGTTAGACCAGCGCTATATGCGCTTGGTGCTTTCTTGGCAGCTTGGCAGATTGACGAGTTTTCTTTCGAAGCGCGCTCCATTCTTGGAGCCTTGACCGCATGCGTGTTGGGCTACGCATCTCCTAAGAAGAAGTGACTCCGGCAGAATGGGCGGCGTTTGTTGCCGCCATTCTTTCCTGCTGTGCGTTAATTGTCGGTGGACTTCGTTACATTATTCGACATGAAGTGCCGTCAATTATTGAAGGCTCAAATATCGTGTCGCGCATCGAGAAACTCGAACACATGGTTCTAGAATTGCTTACTAATGAGCGCAAAAAAACCATCAAAAAGCGCAAAGCTCGCTAGGCTCAAAGCCAAGGAGCGCGCTGCCAAGCGCGATAAACGCGCGCCATTAAGCGATTTAGACATATGGGCTATTGCCGTTCATGAAACCTGGCTTGCCATGCAACGCCAAGGATTTACAAAAGCGCAAGCAATGGACTATGTCACAAGCGTTTTCCATATGCCACGCCTTCCAGACTGGGAAGTTCAAAACCCAGACCATACTCCATTTGAAGACGATGAGGATGAATGAAGCGAATAGTCGTCATATCGGATTTACAAGTACCGTTTCATGATGAGAAAGCTGTAAGAAATGTTGCCAAGTTCATTGCCAGATGGAAGCCTGACGATGTTTTATGCGTGGGTGATGAAATCGACTTCCAGACCATCTCACGTTGGTCAACTGGAAGGGATGAATGGTCAGGCACAATTGGTCGCGACAGAGATACTGCTAAAGACGTTTTGTCAGAGCTACAAGTCAGCCACATTGTCAGGTCAAACCACACCGACAGACTCTACAAATCCCTAAGCTCTAGGCTCCCAGGTTTGATTGGTCTGCCTGAGCTTGAGTATGAAAACTTTATGGGGTTCAAATCCCTAGGTATTAAATTCCACCGTAAGCCATATGAGATAAGCAAGGATTGGATTATGGTTCACGGAGATGAGCAGAGCATCAACCACAATGCCGGTTTAACAGCCCTAGGAGCCGCTAGGAGACACGGAAAGAGCGTGGTGTGTGGTCATACCCATAGACTAGGGGTTTCGGCGTTCTCAGAGGCATCTGGGGGCGTTTTAGGGCGTGTTTTACAGGGGCTTGAGGTTGGACATTTGATGGATGAAAAACAGGCTTATTACACACGTGGGTCATTCAATTGGCAAAAGGGTTTTGGCATCCTGTACGTAGACCGCAAGACCACTACGCCTGTGGCAATACCGGTAGACAAACAAGGTAGCTTCGTAGTTGAAGGCAAGCGCTACGGCTAATGTGCTATTCCTGTGGGCAATGCAACAAAGAACACGCATTTACCATAGATGAAGCCATAGATAAATTGGAATTTCAGCCGGCGTGTCGTACCGCCAGGCGTTGACAAATCCCATTTAATACCCTCTAATTGGTAATTGAAATACCAATTGAAAGGGGTATTAGGGCAAATGATACGGTATGACCGTAAAACTAAGTGCTACACCGATGGCAAGGGCAATTATGTCCACGCCAGCGAGTTACGCATGTTCTCCAAGCAAGTACTTGGAAACACAAAACAGCGTGGTCGTTTATCACGTGAGACTATTGCTGCATATTTTCTTGACGTGTTCAATGTTGCGGATGAAGTCGCATGAGTCCGTTAGAAATCTGGAACGCGTTATACGCTAATTGGTTTTGGGTAATGGCTATTATCGCCATCTCCTATGCAAGTCACAATAGAGCAGAACACAAATACTACGAAAAGGGCTACAAACATGGATACCACAGGGCAAAAGCAATATACGGCAAGGGAAATCTTAAATGAAGCAGCTGACACGATTGCAGAGCGCGGACTCACGCATGGTCATTACGACCTCACAATGCTTAGAACGGCAAAGCTGTGGTCAGATTTCCTCGAACGTGAAATCGACCCGATGGACGTTGCAATCTGTATGGCATTGGTCAAGCTCGCACGAACAATGGAATCTAAGTCAAATCCTGATAACTTCCTCGATGCGGTCAGCTATTGGGCAATCGCCGGCTCTCTCGCAGTACGAGACTGGAACGACTTGGATGCTTAGCAGAAGCCCACGCGGTACTTGGTGCGACTACTGCAAAATGCGTTGGTCAACAAATGATTGGCGTGGACAAACGCAAGCGGTATGGCAAATAACAAGTAAGCGCAGCGGCAAAATAGTTGTCAGACACTACTGTCACTCTTGCGCTCAAGAAATCCAGGATTGGCAAGGAACAATCTGGAAACTACAAGAGCAAATTGATTATGCAAAAGGAAAGGTTCAATTAGATGTTCAACTTGGAGAATTATGAAGATGTCGATACCCGAATACACAAGTTCTATGCCGAATACGAAGACGGTGCCATTATCACAGAGCTCATCAGCAACAACGAGGAAAAAGGGATTGTTGTTTTTAAGGCATCAGCTTTCCGTACCTATGCTGATTCTGCTCCTTCCTCTGTTGGTTACGCGCGTGGTGCTCGCAAAGACCGTGGTGTTGACCGCGATTTTTGGCTTGAGAATTGCGAGAGCTCTGCAATTGGCAGATGCTTGGCAAATCTCGGACTTTCTGCTAAAGGAAAGCGCCCGTCATCTCTGGAGATGGCAAAGGTTAACGACGCTCAAACAAGTCAGGCACCCATACGTGTACGGACTGAAGCACAAAAGAAGTTTATAAATGAACACAACCCACAAGCTGAAGTCATCTGGGATACAACGATTGAGCCACCGGCTGACCTTGAACCCGCTTTTGAGAGTGCAGCTGACTTGGTTACTAAGAGTTTGGGCGCTGAGCCTATTCCGCAATGTAAGCATGGTAATCGTCAGATTCGTGAAGGTAACGGTAAAGATAATAAGCCTTACCGTGGCTTCGTTTGTCCTATTCCCATGAGAAACAAAGCCGAACAATGCAAGCCTATCTGGATGGTTCTAGACCAAAATGGTAAATGGAATTACAGACCAGAAGACGTAGATGCGATTGCGGGGTGATGAGTATGTTGGTATTAGACAGACGTTTAGACGTGTGCGACAATTGTAACGAGCCATTAACTGCGGGGGCAGCAAAGCCGTGCGAATGTCGCACATGTCATGTGAGGTCGAACTGATATGTCACAAAGCCGTAAACATAGGGGCTATGCAACGCAGCGAATTGTAGCAGAATACCTACAACAACAAGGCTGGCAACATGCCCTTCCTGTGGGAGCTGGTCGTGATGGCTCAGATGTAACAGGCATACCTAATGTAGATATTGAAATTAAAGCACGCACTAAACTTGACCTAGCAGGTTTAATGCGACAGCTATCAGAGCGCAAAAAGGATACCGGTTTAGGGGTCGGTGTCTTGCGCCTAAATGGTCAGGGTGAGAAATCCGTTGAGCAATTCGTTGCTGTTCTCACCTTGGCTGATTTAGCTTACTTACTCAAAGCTAGTGGTTACTGAGCCGTTACTCATACATAGATGCACAGGCTGTGGCTTGTGGGTTTATACAATGAGAGAAAGGTGTGAAACATGCCAACGTATACATTCAAATGCGAACAATGCCAAATAACGGTTGAGGAACAATTTAGCGTTTACTCAAACGCAACCATCTGGTGCCAACCTTGCCAGATACCTATGACAAAACAATTCTCAGCGCCTTCAATACATTTCAAAGGCGATGGTTGGGGCAAATCTAAATAGTGTGATGCAGGTCACAATGACTGCGACACGCCGAAAGGATGAGCGTAAATGACCAATAAACTTGACAAGCTCGGTATGCTAAGACGGCTTGCGCGCCTTAAAGGCAGCGCCCTTCGCCGACTAGCATTAGGGCGGGCTATTGTCGTTTTAGTACTGGCAACGACAATAAGCGTTGCCGGTTCACAAGCATTACAAACAGTACCAATAGAAGAAAAGCCGTTTAACCCTTATAACAAGATGAATGTAAAGCTGTATTTACATAATCAAATAAGTGATTGGGATGAGTTTGAATGTGCTATTGAGTTAGCACAAAGAGAAAGCTCATTTAGATATACAGCTGTTAATAGGACTACTGGTGCTTATGGACTATTCCAACATATGAGTGACCATGCACATAAGTGGGATGCATTTAAGCAAATAGATAAACATGTAGAATACATAACCACAAGATATAGTGGTAGTTGGTGCAAAGCACTACAACATCTAAAGGATAACAATTGGCATTAAAACCATATAGGTCTACACCACATTGGAAGAAGCTAAGGTTGCAAGTACTTAGACGTGATGCATACACGTGTGTGTACTGTGGTGATATAGCTGACCAAGTAGACCACGTGCATCCTAAGTCTCGTGGTGGGGAAGATTCACTTGATAACTGCGTAGCTGCTTGTGCCAAATGCAATAGCCTTAAAAGGGACAAAGTGGAC